GCCCTTAGCTGACAAAATCACTGAGGGTAATCCGGGCAAGCGAAAGCTGACTGTCATCGAGTTTGAAGATCAAGCTGCAGATTTAGAAGGTCAGCAAATGCCCAAACCATCCAAGCTCTTATCCGCCACACAGAAAGACGGCAAGCCACTGGTGGCTGAAGAAGTATATAAGGCAACCTGGGAATGGCTGGCAGAGCGCAGGTGTGCATCGCTTGTTTCTCCCCAGCTTCTGGAACGCTATGCCATGAGTGTTGCCAGGTGGATTCAGTGTGAGGAAGCAATCACAGACTACGGTTTTCTCGCCAAGCACCCTACAACGGGAAATGCCATGCAATCTCCCTACGTAGCCATGAGCCAGAATTTTATGAGCCAGACAAACCGGCTCTGGATGGAAATCTATCAAATCGTAAAAGAAAATTGCGCGACGGAGTACAAGGGCGAAACGCCTATGGATGATGCGATGGAGCGCCTGCTCCGTGCAAGGAAAGGAAACTGATATGGACTATCGTGAATTTATGAATCTACTGAAAAGCTATCGCAAGCAGCTGAGCTTTCAGCAGTTCAGCACACTTCGTGGTCAAGCTAAGGCCGGTGATATTGATGCCGCCTACAAGGGCCTACAGAAAATACTCAGGAGGAACGCACCATGCTAATTGAAAAGAAAAATGTCACTGAGCTACTTCCTGCTGATTACAATCCTCGTAAGGATTTAAGGCCTGGCGATCCAGAATATGAAAAGTTGAAACGCTCCATCGAGCAGTTCGGATATGTGGAACCCGTCATCTGGAATTCCACTACCGGTCGCGTGATTGGCGGGCATCAGCGCTTAAAGGTTCTCCAGGACATGGGTATGACGGAAGTTGACTGCGTCGTTGTAGAGCTTGATGAGGAACACGAAAAGGCACTGAATGTTGCGCTCAATAAAATCAGCGGCGAATGGGACAACGACAAATTAGCACTGTTAATCGCCGACCTGCAAGGTGCTGACTTCGATGTCTCTCTCACCGGTTTTGAGCCTGCTGAGCTTGACGACCTGTTTAAGGAGGATGTGAAGGATGGCATCAAGGAAGATGATTTTGACGTCGATGCTGAGCTTGCAAAGCCTACCATAACTAAGTCCGGTGACCTCTGGTGCCTTGGTCCGCACAGACTTCTCTGTGGCGACAGCACAAAGGCTGAAAGCTATGAGCTTTTGATGGCTGGCAAGAAGGCAAATCTGGTGGTCACGGATCCGCCTTAATGTAAACTATGAAGGCTCCGCTGGTAAGATCCAGAATGACAATATGGATAATGACTCCTTCTATCAGTTCTTGCTGGATGCCTTCACCAATATGGAAGCAGTCATGGCCGATGACGCATCCATCTATGTGTTCCATGCAGATACAGAAGGCCTGAATTTTAGAAAAGCTTTCTCTGATGCAGGCTTCTATCTTTCCGGCTGTTGTATCTGGAAGAAGCCCTCCCTGGTGCTGGGCCGTTCACCATATCAATGGCAGCATGAGCCTTGCCTCTTTGGCTGGAAGAAAAATGGCAAGCATCAATGGTACTCCGGTCGCAAGGAAACCACGATCTGGGAATTTGAAAAGCCTAAGAAAAATGCAGATCATCCGACTATGAAGCCGGTGGCATTGATTGCCTACCCGATCATGAATTCAAGTCTTACAAACTGCATCGTGCTTGATCCCTTCGGAGGCTCCGGCAGCACGCTGATTGCCTGCGAACAGACCGGTCGCATCTGCCACACAGTTGAATTAGACGAGAAATACGCAGACGTCATCGTGAAGCGCTACATCGAACAGGTAGGCTCTTCCGATGGCGTTTCTGTTATCCGTGATGGTCTGACTTACCAATACGATGAAGTCGCTATCTCCGAAGAATCCCTGCAGGCATAATACACACGATTTGCTGCAACACTCCAGCGGATCTTTGGTACATATATTCGCTCTGAATCGCTTGATAATATGTGCCTTCAGAGTGATATATGTACTACCAAAACAAAGGAGGATTCCACTATGGAGATCAGATTTAACGTAACAGGAAGCGCCAGAAAAGAGCTGGTAGGGATTATTTCACAGGTAACCGGATGCAAGCAATTTTATAAAGGAATGCCAAGTGCCGCCTACGAAGTTGCAGACATTACCATCAGCAAGGATGGCACCGTAAGCTACGACGAGCGAACAGAGGAAAACACCATCAAGGCAATCCTTGAACAGACTGCTACTGCAGGTTTTACCGCAGAGTTAGATGAAGCACCGGCCACTGAGATACCAGAAGCACCCGCCACAACAGAAGCAAGCATTTCAGCGGCTGCAAAGGACATCGGCCTGGTGATTTCCTTCCCGGCTGACAAGGTCAACCTAGAAAATCTGCGAAAGCTTCTGGAGAGCAAATCAGACCTCATCAAGAAGGCCCTGGAGGTTGAAGCCTTCCCGATTGAGGAACACGATGATCAGGTCAGCTTCCCTTGGTGGCCTAGCATGCCGGACTTCGATGCCATCACCGCCTACACTGCTTTCCTTTCTGCCCTCTGCAAGATGAGTAAGGAGCAGAAGCGTATCACAGCTAAGGCAAAGCCGATAGATAATGAAAAATACGCCTTCCGCTGCTTTCTTCTTCGCCTCGGCTTCATCGGAGACGAATACAAGCAAAGCCGCAGGATCCTCTGCCGATACCTTTGCGGCAACAGCTCCTACGCAGGAGGTGAAGGCCATGTTATTCGCTAACAGAGCGCAGGTTGAACGCCTGCGCCTCCGCTATCCCATCGTAACCAGAGTGGAGCTTGTAGAGATGGACGATGCTCAGGCACCGCCCATTGGCACCCAGGGAACGGTAACCGGTGTGGATGATACCGGCAGCCTCCTGGTGGACTGGGATAATGGCTCCGGACTGAATGTAATCTATGGTATTGACCGAGTGAAAAAGCTGTAATATACACAGTTTTCTCCTCCATATAGCAGCCGATCTTTGGTACATATATTGTCCGTAATCAGCTTGCTATTATGTGCCTTCAGAGTGATATATGTACTACCAAAAGAAAACAAGGAGGCACACACCATGATGAACATTTTTGAAGAAGCTTACAGAGGAATCCAGGAAGCAAAAAAGGCTTACGCCACAGCAACTAACACGGCTGAGCAGGATGCAGCAAGAGCCATTTACAAGCAGGCAACCGCAAAGCTTGATGGCTTAAGCAACACAGAGCAGCGTATCTGGAGCGCTTATGAAACCGCCAAGGACTGTGGCAACGAGTACATCGACCTGAACGACACCATCCGCGATGACGAAGTCGAAGGCCTGGTGGCCTGCATGAAGAAATACGGCATTGAAGCCTTCACCTTCTCTTCCACCTGGAGCAGCGCAGTTGAAACCGCATGGCTTTTCCAAAAAGCCGGATGCACCTTGGCGGGCCTGATTGAGATCAACAGCCAGCACAAAGCCTTCATGAGCGATGAGTATGAAAAGGCACACGGATACCTTTTCAAGCTGAACTAAGGAGGGCAAAACCATGTGGGCAGAAGGAAGCATCAAGATTGAAAACAGCATTTTTCATTACTGGGTGAAGCATTATGAAGAGCCGAGCGAGGACTACGGCATTGACGGCGGTAGGATTTCAAAGCTCATGCTGAAGAGAAACGGTGAGATCGCCTACAACTACGACAGAGGCCAGGACATCGAGCCGGTCGACGAAGAAACCAAAATGGCACTTGCCATTCTGATGAAGGAATACAACTAAGAACATTCCCGAAGGACCACCCTCAAGGGTGTGTTCCTCGTTATACGATATTTATTGATGATGGTCGTGCCAATACGGTAACGACTTATTTTTATGCCCGGAGGTGAAGCATGTGCGTAAATTAAAGAAATATAAACCGACCAAATTCAAAGCAAAGGACTCTCATTATGATGTGGATGCTGCGGATTATGCTGTGAGCTTTATCGAATGTCTTTGCCACACCAAGGGCACCTGGGCCGGTAAGCCCTTCGAGCTGATTGACTGGCAAGAGCAGATCATCCGTGATCTCTTCGGCACACTGAAACCAAATGGATACCGCCAGTTCAATACTGCCTATGTGGAAATTCCTAAAAAGATGGGGAAATCTGAGCTTGCAGCTGCCGTGGCCCTGCTTCTTACCTGCGGTGATGGTGAGGAGCGTGCTGAGGTTTACGGCTGTGCCGCTGACCGTCAACAGGCAACCATTGTTTTTGATGTTGCTGCAGATATGGTACGTATGTGTCCGGCGCTCAATAAGCGTGTGAAGATTCTTGCCTCTCAGAAGCGTATCATCTACACACCAACCAACAGCTTCTATCAGGTACTATCCGCAGAGGCCTACTCCAAGCACGGCTTCAATATTCACGGCGTTGTATTTGATGAGTTGCATACCCAGCCAAATCGTAAGCTCTTTGATGTTATGACAAAAGGCTCCGGAGATGCCAGAATGCAGCCACTGTATTTTCTCATCACCACTGCTGGAACAGACACCAACAGCATCTGTTATGAAACCCATCAGAAAGCCAAGGACATCCTGGAAGGCAGGAAGATTGATCCTACCTTCTATCCAGTGATTTATGGTGCAGACGAATCTGATGATTGGACGGATCCGAAGGTCTGGAAGAAAGCAAATCCCTCTCTCGGCATTACAGTCGGCATTGATAAGGTGAAGGCCGCCTGTGAGTCAGCCAAGCAAAATCCTGGAGAAGAGAACTCCTTCCGACAGCTTCGTTTAAATCAATGGGTGAAGCAGGCGGTCCGCTGGATGCCGATGGAGAAATGGGATGCCTGCTCCTATGCAGTCTACCCGGATGAGCTAGAAGGCCGTGTCTGCTATGGTGGTCTGGACCTCTCTTCCACTACGGATATCACCGCCTTTGTGCTGGTATTTCCCCCCCAGGATGAGGA